ATTATTCATTTATAAAACCATATTTAACCGCATTGATTAAGAAGCAATGGGGTCAAAATATGATGAAATTCCAAGGAGTAAAACTTCCTGGTGGTGTAGAATTAAATGGAAGACAGATGTATGATGATGCACAGAGAGATTTGGATATTATTAGAGAAAGAATGTCCAATACTTATGAACTACCTCCTTTGGATATGATAGGTTAAGATAATGGTATTAAATTCATTTTTCTTACAAGGGTCAACTGGAGAGCAGAATCTAGTTCAGGATCTAATCAATGAACAGTTGAGGATGTATGGTGTTGAAGTGCATTATCTTCCAAGAAAATATATAACAGAAAACACAATAATTAAGGAAGTTATAGAGTCCAAATTTGATGAAGCACTTCCTATAGAAGCATATATTGAAAATAATGAAGGATATGGAGACCAAACTACAATACTATCAAAATTTGGTATTCAAGCTCTTAATGAAATAACATTAACAATATCTAAAGAAAGGTTTGAAACTTATATATCTCCACTTTTAGAAGGAGATAGTAATGTTAAAGTATCTACTAGACCTTCTGAAGGAGATTTAATTTATTTTCCTTTTGGTGATAGATTGTTTGAAATTAAGTTTGTTGAACATGAACAACCATTCTATCAACTTAAAAAGACTTATGTCTACACTTTAAAATGTGAACTTTATAGGTATGGAACTGGAGAAGTTATTGATACTGATGTTACAGAAATTGATGATGTCTTTACTGAAGATGATGCAGCTGCACAAGGATTGAGTGGAACACAAACATTGACTATGGTTGGTGTTGGAACACAAGCAGCGGCAACTGTTGGATATGTTGTTGATGGAGGAATTACAAATATTGTAATAAATAATCGTGGTGGTGGATATAAGTATATTCCACAAGTTGAAATATCTACTGCCCCTGCATCAGGAAGTAGTGGGATTGGTACTGCGACTATGATTGGTGGAATTGTTGCTTGCGATAAGAATGTTGATCCTCTACGCAAATCTGTACAAAGTGTTGAACTAATTAATCCTGGTTATGGATATACTGTAGTTCCTGGAGTGAGATTTATTCCACATTCTACTGGTGGTACTGGAGCAGCTGCAACAGCAGCAATCGGTGATGGTGTACTTGGCATTGTTACTATAACCAATGGTGGTAGTGGATATAGTACTGCAACTAAACCATTAGTAACCTTTAGTGGTACTTCTACAGTATCTGCTGCAGCAACAGTTGTTGTTAGTGCTGCAGGAACCATCAGTCAGATTCGGATGACGCATGCTGGAATTGGATATACAGCACCACCTACAATTACATTAGTAGATCCAGGTACAACAGGAACTGGATCTTATTCATTCAATGAAGTAGTAACTGGTCAGACTTCTGGTGTTACAGCAAGAGTTGTGAAGTGGACTGCTAGTACAAGAGCATTAGATATTTATGATCAAACTGGTAATTTTGATGTTGGTGAATCAATTGTTGGAGCAGCATCTTCGGCAAGTTATATATTACTTACTAAGGATTATATTGAAAGTAGTGGATTTGGTGATAATGATACAATGGAAACCAAGGCAGATTCTATAATGGACTTTAGTGAAGGTAATCCTTTTGGCACACCATAAGACCTAAATAGTAGTTAAAGTAAAGAATTGAAAGATGTTTGAACATTTTTATCACGAAATTTTTAGAAGGACCATTATATCTTTCGGTTCTTTGTTTAATAATATGCTTATAAAGCAAGAGAACTCTTCTGAAGAAACTGTTAATCAGTTTAGAGTTCCATTGTCTTATGGACCAACGCAGAAGTTTTTAGCAAGACTTTCACAATCTCCAGATTTAAATAAATCTGTTGCTATGACATTGCCAAGAATGTCATTTGAATTTACTGGGTTACAATACGATCCTTCAAGGAAAGTTACTCAAACTCAAAAATTTTCAAAAGGATTGAGTTCTGATAAGAAATCTACTCAAAAGGCATATATGCCAGTTCCATATAATATGCAATTTGAGTTGGCAATTATGACAAAGTTAAATGATGATATGCTTCAGATTGTTGAGCAGATTCTTCCATATTTTCAACCATCTTATAATTTGTCAGTTAATTTAATTGATACTATAGGAGAAAAAAGAGATATACCTGTTGTCCTTGAAAGTATTACTACGAATGATGATTATGAAGGGGATTTTTCTACAAGAAGAGCATTAATATACACATTAAGATTTAGTGTAAAGACATACCTATTCGGACCTATCAGCAGTGCTTCTTCCGATATTATTACAAAGGCCACTCTTGGATATATTGCTGGAAATCAGAGCACTGTTCCTGATAGAGATGTTTCATACTCTGTACAGAGAAGAGCACTTAAGAATTATGACGGCACAGTTCTTACAACATTAACTGATGATATTGAGAAATCAGATACTGTTATTCCAGTTGCTAGTGTTGCTGGAATAACTGATGCCACATATCTTGATTTGGATGGTGAGGAAGTTTATGTGAAATCTATTGGTACTGATAGTATTGTTGTTTCTCGTGGTCAAGATGGAACTACTATTACCACTCATCTAAGAGGTGCAGAAATCAAATCCATCACATCTGCAGATGCTGATCTCATTCTAGATGGGGATGACTTTGGATTTGATGGTAGTTTCTCTTAATATGAAAAATGAAAATGACAAAGCAATTTGATAAACTCAATAAAACATTTAATATTGAGGATGATAAAGAAGATGCGACTGTAGTTACTGCAGAAGCAGTTCCTACAACTATTGAAATAGAAAAACCTGATAGACTTACTCAGGATGACATTACCAAAGATTATGAATATACAAGAGGTAATCTTTATAGTATAATTGAAAAAGGTCAAGAAGCAATTAATGGTATTCTTGAACTTGCACAAGAAAGTGAAATGCCCAGAGCATATGAAGTTGCTGGTCAGTTAATTAAAAGTGTTTCTGATGCGACCGATAAACTGATGGATCTTCAGAAAAAGTTGAAAGATGTTAATGAAGAAAAAGAAAGTAAAGGTCCAACGACTGTAAATAATGCATTATTTGTTGGATCGACAGCAGAACTATCAAAATTATTAAAATCAAATAAAGTAGAACAAGAAGAAACTAAATAGTTAAAAAAAGATCATGGCAGTAAATCCTGTTATTAACCTAACAATTAACCAAGGTGCTGATTTTTCTGAGGCGTTTTTGTCTAAAGAATCTGATGGGTCAGCAACAGATCTTACTGGATATAGTGGTAGTGCAAAAATAAGAAAGCATTATGGATCTTCGACAGCAACAGCGTTTACAGTTTCTATTACTGCTTCAACTGGAGAAGTATCTATTGCTATGACCAGTGGAAAAACTGTAGGATTATCTGCGGGTCGTCATGTATATGATGTTCGTTTAGTCTCTAGTGGTGGTGATGTTTCTAGATTGGTTGAAGGTATGGCTTTAGTTCAAGCAGGCGTTACAACATCTTAAAATAATGGCTGTAGTTAAAAAAGCAACAAATCCAGGATCTGTAGTATCAAAACGTACAGCATCAACATCATTGACTTCTCAACTTAAACGTAGTAAGTTGAGCGATATGACTGATGCTTCTTTTGGAACTCTTGATGCATCAGCTGATGGTAAGTTTGTTTCATATGACGAAAGTATTAAGAAATTTACTTTAGTAACAGCAGATGATTTATTAGTAGTATCAGCTGAAGATGATGATCTTCCTAATGCATTTGTTAGTGTAGTAGAAAACCAAATTGATTTGGGTGAAGTTACTGGTAATGTAGATGGAGGAACCTTTTTAGGATAATAGTAAATGGCTTCTACAATTGCTTCAACATCATCAATAGAATCAGATAAAGCAAGGCGCACACTTTTAAGATATAATCATTCATTGGGAGATTTTGATTCTGTAACAATTGATGATGCATTAAAAACAAGTGAGACTCTTTCTGAGTCTTTTAAAGATAGTCTAGAAAGTGAACTTGATATAAACAATATTGTGGTAATGAGTTATGATGCGGGATCGTTTTGAGTTATAAATATCTATACTAGAAGTAATAAAGAAAGAGTGTAAAGATGGCATCTCCCGTAATTCAGTTTAAGAGAGGCGTTATTGCTAATCTTCCCGCACTTAGGGCAGGTGAACCTGGTTTTACTACAGACTCCTATGATTTGTATGTTGGTATAGATTCTACAACAAGCAATAATAAGTATTTTGGATCTGCTAGATACTGGACAAAAGAAACCGCTTCTTCAGCAACAGTATTAAAACTTTTAGAGGCTAGTGGAAATGGAACATCTAATATTGGATTAAGAGCTCCTGCATCGGTAGGAACTGCTCTTACTTATACATTTCCAGGGACTGCAACTGACGGATATTTTTTAAAAACTGATGCTACTGGTACACTTTCTTGGACTGGTACTATTGTAGCTACAGGAGATGATCATGATCTTGCCGGAACAACTGATCTTGATGAAGTTTCCGTTTCTGGATTTTCTACATTTTCAAAAAATGTAGATATTGCAGGAATTACTAGTACTCAAGATTTATATGTAGCTGGTATTTCAACCTTTATTGGTGAATGTACGTTTAAAGGTGGGACAGTTACTTTAGGTGATGCTACTGCTGATAATGTTGTATTCGGTGCAGATGTTAATTCTAATATTATACCCAATACTGATGATACTTATGATCTAGGTAGTTCAAGCCAACAGTGGAGAGATTTATTCATAAATGGAACAGTAGATGCTGATTCGTTGGTTGTTTCGGGAATTGCTACTCTTGGTTCGTTTATAGATATTAATGATAGCATCAATATTAGTGATGGATTAGAAGTTACTGGATTTTCTACCTTTACTAAGTTCGTAGACATTAATGAAAGT